CGTGCCCGACGCTCCTCCGGAAACCGTGATCTCGGTCGATGTGTCGTCGTTGGCTTCGCTGTTCTTCGTGACGCCGGAAGCCGTGAACGCCGAAGTCGCAATGGTGTCGTCTTCGCCAAGGAAGGTCGACCAGTCGAACCGATAGTTCCGGACCTCTGCCGAGGCTTTCGGCTCCAGTGTTACCATCGCCCGCCTACCTGAACCACTCGCCGCCCCTTCGTGATTTCGTTCTTGCGCCAGCCGGGGCCGACAGTGGTGTTCGTATCGTTCGCTGCCACGGTGTAAGTCCGCTCTGGCGGGATCGAGGCCGGCACGAGGAACAGCCCCGACGCCGCGACAAGATCGACGCCTTCAAGCGAAGCCCCCGCGCCCGTGATTGCAACTGCCCCTGAAGCCGTGACCTCATCGGGATTGTCGTTCGCGGAAACCAGCCCGCCGATCCGAACCGAGCCCGCCCCGGTGGCAATGTCATCACTCACAGCCGCCGAACCAGCCGCGGCGATGTGGACCTGCCCCGCCCCAGAAGCCGTGTCGCTTGCTTCCGGGCTCGCCGCCGTTCCGGTGATCGGGACATAGCTAACCGTGCCAATTGCAGCCGCAGTATCCGCCGCCTCGGTCGATGCGGTCGAACCCGTGACGCCGGTAAATCCAACCGTCCCGCTTGCCGCCGCAGTGTCCAAGGCTTCACTAGACCAGCCGGAACCTGCCACGCGAACCGCGCCAGCGGCCGAAGCGCTGTCATTTGCCTCAGTGCCAGCCGCAGCGCCGGAAACGCGCACCAGCGCCGTTCCCGCCGCCGTGTCGGCGCTATCCGTAGAGCTGGCAGACCCGGATAGGCTGACAGCCCCAGACGAGGCCGCAGTGTCCGAGGCTTCCGAGCTGGCATTCGCACCGGCCAGAGCGACGCTTCCGCTGGCCGACGCCGTATCGGAATCGTCGGTTGCTGCTCCCAGCCCAGTGGCGCGGGCAGTTCCCGACGCAACCGATGTGTCGGACGCCTCTACAGAAGCAATCGCTCCCACAATCGGAGCGCTGCCGACCGTTCCGGAACCGGCTGCGGTATCGTTCGCATCCGAGCTGGCGACCCCACCAGCGACCGCCACTGCGCCCGAAGCAGAAGCAGTGTCAGCGCTTTCGACGCTCGCAATGCTCCCGGTGATGGTTCCAGCCGGCGCTCCGGCTTGTCCGTCATCCGCAAACGGGGCGTAACCGAACGACTGATAGCCAAACACTTAAGCCGCCGTTCGGATGAGTGCGTGCCCCATGTTCATCGTAAATGCCGTGCCGGTATTCGTTGCGTTGAGACCACCAAGAACCTGCATCATAAGCGCGGCATTGGTCGGCGGGATATCGGTGGACGTGCCGCCGTAGAAGATCGCTCCCGTGTCCATCCGGATCAGCAGGTAATATATCGTCAGGCTTCCGGGTTCGGTCCAAAGCGTGATGTCGTACCAACCACCCACAGCCAGTGCGATTCCCGTATCGATCTTGGTCCCGCCTGTCGTTCCATCGTTAGTGATGATTTGCAGGTTGGTGTCCGTCGAGTCCTTCCCGAGAATGGCATAAGACGCGACAAGAGCGCTCGGCTCGGCCGTCGAGGCAACAAAGGTGGTACTCGTAAGACCGATAAAGAGACGCGGACCAGTCGGCAGGGTTGAGGCGCCGAAGCGGCAATTGAAGCACCAACCACCGATGCCGGAAGCGCTCGACATAACGGCCGCAATCGAAGCATTGGAATATCCAGCTTGAGCGTTGGCAGTGGTGGCCGAAGCCGTTGAACTTCGGGGTTGGCGGGTTAGAAAATTGGTCCCGCCGAACGCCGATGAGGCCGCCGTTCCCGTAACCGTTGCGGCGTTTGCCGCAATCGCGGTCGGTGCCTGCGTCGTGGCCGGATTGCCGACGTATCCCCGCGCGGGATAGCCGACGTTATCTGGACAGACCTCGTTGGCGTCCGCAATCATCGCCGCTGTCGCCGCTGATGTCAGCGTGAGAACCGAACCCGTAGAGCTATCGTACCGCTGGTTCGCGCCTCGCGAAAGTGTCGTGCCGTTCCAGTAGCAGTAGCTCAGTTCCCAATCGGAGCCGTCCTCGAACCGGACCAGACCAATCCATCCCGCAGGAACCGTCGACCATGCCCGAAAGCTGGACGAAGCGGCGCTTGGGGTAAATGCACCCGTTCCCGCCGTGCCCGCTGTCGTGCCCTTAATGGCATTGTAGAACGGACCAGGCACAGGAGATTAATTGCCTTCGGTGATCGTGAAGGATGAAACGCTGACGACTTGGCCGCTGTTGATGCTGGTGTTGTCGAGGATCAGGTCCGAAGTCGCGGCTCCGACAGTACCGTCCAGGACGGGCGTCGTGCCATTGGACTTCCAAAGGCGGTAGTGGGTAGCCGTGCCGCTCGCTGCCGCAGTGCCGTTGGTGATCGCGTTCGCGGTCAGAACGCCGCCCGAAGCCGCCGCCGCAAACGCCGTGGCATTGCAAACGAGTTCCACCAGCATAGTCCCGCTGATCGCCGTGTCGGGGTTCGTCGGCTTCGTCCCGCTGTAGATGCGAAGCTTGGCACTTGTCCCCGCATAGGTAGCGAGCGCGTCGAGCTTCGCGTTCTTAGCGAGCGCCGCATATTTCAGGTCGAGTGCCATATCTTACTTCCCCTTGCGTCGGGTGTGGCGGGCCACCAACAACAGCAGCCCGCCGTCGCGTTAGGCGTTGCCGCCGTCTAGTTCGTCAGCGACTTGCTCTTCCTGCGACTGAAGAGCCGAGGGAGTGTTGAAGTCGATCTGGTTCATCTCCGGGGTCGAATGCTCGCGTGGGTTGTTATCGACCGAGGGATGATCCGGAACCTTGGCGATCTCCGGCTCAATGATCGCGCCGCTGGCCTCAGCCACCTTCGCGCCGGAGAGATCTTCGCCAGCCTTCGCAGCGTTCTTCTTGGCAGTCATGTTGTTTTCCTTCCCAGAGAGTTGGCGAGGAAGGGCGGGCACCTAAGCGCCCGCCCCGCTTGCTTAGGCCTGCTTGATGGCCTTCATGTATTCGGGGTTCTGGACACCGCCGCCGACGCGCTTCGTGGTGTAGAAGTGCACGTACGGCTTGTTGGTGAAGGGGTCGCGCAAGACACGGGTGCCCATGCGATCGATCACCAAGTAGGTCTTCTCCATGTTGCCGAACAGGATGGAGATGTTGCCCGTTGCCATTGCCGGCATTCCAGGCACCTCGACCACCGGATAGCCTGCCAGGTTCGACGGCTGCCCGTCGACATATGCCGGCTGCCAGAGGTAGTTGCCTTGACCATCCTTCAGCTTGCGGATGTTGAAAAGCGAAGTGCGGTTCATGAACCACTTCGCGCCCATCTCGCGCTCGCTTGGCAGAGAGCCGACCAGCGTCAACAGCTCGTCGCCCGTAACCGCTGCGGCGCCGGCCACCGTAGTGGCGGTGATTGCGCCCCACGGATGCTTGGCGGCGTTTGCCGCGCCGGTGACGTAGGTGAGGATGCCGAACGGCTTGTTGGTGCCGTTGCCGCTCAGGAAAGCGATGTTCTCCTGAATGGCGAACTCGCCATCGACCTCGCTGGTGAGCCACTGCTCGACGTCGAACCCGGCATCATCCAGCATCCGCTGCGTTACCGCAGGGTTGGCATAGATTTCGCCCAGGTCGAACTGGAGCGTCGACAGACCGGGCGTGGTCGTTTCCGGCCGTGCCGCGGTCTCGCCGACCCAGCCCGAGCCGATCACGCCGTCGTTGTAGACGCGGATGAAGCCGCGGTCGCCAACAGTCACGACCTGCGAGTTCTCGCGGATCGGGCTGCGCTGCTTCAGCTTGTCGGTGATGGTGCGGTCCCACTCGACTGGAACGACATAGCCGCCGGCGGAGTCGGTTCCCTCGGACAGAGCCGCCTGAACCGTCGGGACGGCGCCATTGCGGATGTAGGCCTTCAACTGATCGGTGTGCTCCGGATCGGCAACTCCGCCGTTCGCACCCGCGACAGACGCCGCGGAGATCTTCTCGTTCAGCGCCGCCTCGATGCTGGACATCGTTTCGTTGAGGGCGGTGATCTTGTTGTTCAGGACAACATCGTCGGCCTTCGCAGCAAGCTTTTCATCTTGAGCCTTCTTGAACTCCTCAAAGGCGTTCTGAAGCTGGCCGATGAGAGCCTTTGGGTCAGATGCGTCAGCGCGCGGCATTCCGATCAAGGCGCGCGGACGAGCGGAAACGAGCGCGGCCAAGCCGACGCCCGCAAGTGCGGTCTTCTTCATGTCTGTTTCCTTGGGAGAGGGCCTAAGCCCGGATGGTTTCCAAAAGTCCGGCCAGAGAGGCCGTCAGTTCAGGGTCGCCAGCGTCCGGCTTGGCGGGCTCAATGGCAGCGTCCGGCTTGCCCTTGATCTTGTTGAGGAGGTCGCGCGCGGCGGACCTCGGCATGTCGTGGCACAGCGCCATCTCTGCGCGACGAAGTGCCTTCACTTCGTCCTCTTCGGCAGGCGGCGGGTCGTCGTTTGCGATTTCATCCGCCGCGAGAAGCGCGTCCGCATAACCGAGCTCAACGGCTTGGCTACCGCTCATCCACGTCTCGGCATCCATTGCAGCCTGGACGTCAGCCAGTTCCTGCTTGGCGCGGACAACGTAGACATCGGCGAGAGCACGGTCGAACGGCTCAAGGAAGTCGGCCACTTCGCGCATGTCGTGTCGGTTGCCGACCGCAAGCACCCAGGCGTTGTGGATCATCAGGAAGGATGACGCGCCAATCTCAATGTGGTCGCCGGCCATTGCGATGATCGAAGCGGCAGAGGCAGCGAGGCCAAGCACCTTCACGTTCACCCTGCCCTGATGCTCGCGGAGCCGGTTGTAGATGGCGATGCCTTCGAACACGTCGCCACCCGGCGAGTTGATGTTCACCACGACGTCGTTGTTGCCGATCGACCGGAGCGCGGCATCGATGCGCTTCACGGTGACGCCGCCACCAGTCCAGGGATCTTCGCCGATTACCTCGTAGATGCTGATCGAAGCAGGCTCGTCCTTGGCCGCCTTCACGCCAGGGTTCCAGCGGTCTAGCGCACCTTCAGTCGAAAGCGCCGTCACGCGGCGGTTGGCATTAAGCCTGATCTTGCCCGGTCGTGCCACTGGCACTCTCCTCAGTTTTCGGCTAAATTCTCACGGTGTTGACGACGGCGGACATCACCGACGAGTACGGGAATAGGACCTTTTGCGTGGGTGATGTCGTCACCCGCGACGGAAGCGATCGGCAGCGAGTTGTCGCCGTTGGCGATTACAACGACATCACAGTTGAATGCTTTGTCGAGCCACGCACCAATTGGTGCCGATCAGGAGACGTTGAGACTAATCTGAGCGGTCGCTACCAGCTTGTTGAGCGGCTTCAGGCGTAGAGTTCACTGCACCGCTGTTCAGCCCGTCGCCGTCTGGATGATCCGGAAGGTCGAGGAGCCTGCGCGCTTCATTTTGCCTCATGATCTGCGGTGAGCCGCCGGAGCCCATCATCTTGGCGAAGAACTCGGCCTGGTCCTTCATCGAGCCGCGGAGCAGTGCCCGCTCGTTGAACTTGGGGTAAAAACCGGCCCTGCGTTCTTCGTCTGTCAGGAGCACCCGCTTGATCGCCGACTCCCAAGCCTTCAGCCAAGGGTCGAGCGTATAGGTCGTGAAGTATATTCCTAGCTGCTCGATGCCGCTGCCCCAGCTCGTGTCATCCATCATGAGGAACGGGCGCGGCATACCGAAGATGCGGGCTACTTCTTCGACCTGGTGATCCCGGGTTTCGAGGTGCTGACTGTCCTTCGCGTTCGTTTGAACGCTGTCGTACTTAAGCCCCTCTTCAAGAACGAGGGTCCGAGCCGCATTGTCAGCGCCCGAGAATTGCTCCTCAAGCTGAGCCTTCAATCGACCGATCGCCTCAGGCGAGAGCTTGCCCTCTTTGCTCAGCACGTCGCGGATCAGCGCGCCCTGGCGGAACAGCCGAGCCGCTGCGCGATCGGCCTGCAATGCAATTCCGAGGGCATCCGCAGCTTCGTCGACCAATGAGATGCCGTTGAGGCCATCGTCACTGTCGCCCATAAGGTGAAACATGTCTTCGGGATGAATAACCCGCATGCCTCCGCCGGAGGTTGAAACCTTGTAGGGGTCGTTCCAATTCTCGCGCCTAGCCACCTTCGTTGGGTGAATCGGAAGCAGTCCAGTAATTTCGCCGCGCGAGCGAAGGATCTCCGTATAGCCGTTACCGTCGATCAGCGCCCACCGCTGCATTAGCCGACGATATTGGAAGGCGTCTTGCTTCGTATTCGGTGCATCTTCCAAGAGGCCGTAGAGTGGGTGACTCCTCGCCTTCTTGTCCTCACCTTTATCGGTCTTCTGGAGCAACGGGAGCGGCAGCATCCCCATCACATTCGAGATGAGGTTCACACTGCGCTTCACCGCCGTATTGTGCATGACCGTCCTGCGGCTAAGCGATGCTCCCGCTATATTCGCTCCGCCGCTCAAAAAGT